TGCTACTTTAAGAGAATTTGATTGTTTTTGATAAATCCAAAACATTTCTCTAATCCCAGTTTTTATTGCAGTATTTCTTAATGTTGGTATTGGGAATTCTCCTTTTGAAATATCGTATTCTTCAAATACTTGGGTAATAAATTTACTGTGCGCAGGTGTCCCATCCTTCCATTTAGGTCTGGGGTTTTTATCCCAACAACCTTCATTTATGATTCTATTTAAATTATTAATATAATATTGATCAGCTTTAATCATAAAATAAATTATTTACCTGTTGAACCAAATCCCCCTAAATCTCTTGATGTTTTATTAAGTTCACTAGTTAAAACAAAGCCAATGTTTTCTCTGTTTCTTAATTGAATCTGTAAAATTCTATCACCAACATCATATGGTGGTAATGTTGGTATGACATGATAAAAAATTGCCATATATTCACCACGATATTCTTCATCACCAGTACCAATACAATTACTTAAAATCAAACCAGTTTTATGTACTGAACTTCTTGCTCTTAAATCTAATTGTGTTGATAATGGTAATTCCAATGCGAATCCTAAACCATATTTAATTCTACCATCACCATAATCTTCTCGACTTGTTGCAACAACATCATAACAAGCATCTGTATCGTTTATTTTATTGGGTATTTTTGCGTTTTTATCCAGTAATTTAATTTTAACTATCTTCATTTCATAAAAAAATTATTGTAAATTAAAAAAATTGTCATTATTTAACACATTAATTGATTTCATAATATCTTCATGATCCTCATTTGTTTCAATAGAATTTGAAATATTTTCAAAATAATCATTTTCAGCTTCTTTATTTAGATCATCAATAATTTTTGCCTGTTCTAAAGCAAATTTAGCTTGAAATCCAGAATCGATGTTGATTAATGAAGCTAATTCACCATTGGTTTTATGTTTATAAACATAATTATCACTATTTGAGTAAAATAGTAATGCTTGTTTAAACAACTCCAATAAATTTCTATATTCTTCAATATTATTCATCAATGTTTTTATTTTTGTGAATATCAACAACTTCTTTTAAGTCTTTAATTTCGTTTGGATATAAAGAAAATTCTTTAACGCACGGATATTCTTTTTTATTTAAAAAATTTTCTCTAAAGAATTTACCTTGCGATTCAGCATTTTCGAATTCTTGATATTTTTGAGGTATTACATTTAAATATGAATATGTATTTCCTCTATTAAAAGCAATATATAACTTATTATTAATAGGAAAATAAGTTGTTTTTAATACATTCCCTGAATCAAAGACTGATTCAATATAGCCAATTTCGCCATTTGGTTCTTTATGTTCTTTACGTTCAACAAGCATAGTTATTATAAATTTATATTGCAAATATATATAATAAGTAATTAACTTGCAATAGTATTTATAAGAAAATTATTTGAATGTTACCAAAAAAAAGTAAACTTACATTAGATATTAATCCACCAAAAATTGGGAATGAGTATATGATGTTTGGTATGAATAGGATTGAAGAATTAATGCGTTTAACTGATACTAAAACAAAATATTTACCCAGAACAATACTTTTAGAAGATTTAGATCAAGCACTTTTTGATTATGTTAATCAAGATAAGATGAAAATTGTTATTGAGAATAAAACAGTGCCTTGTTTTTATTTAAATTCAGATAGATGGGGGGAATATTCTAAAACTTGGAAATTTGTTGATTCGGACAATAATGTTAAAACTCCTTATGTAACAATAAGACGGACAGATAAACAAATTGGTACTCGTTTAGGCAGTAAATATAGAATTCCCCAGCCACGCAAATTTAGATATTTAGATGTACCAATTTTAGATAATGGGGAAATTATTTATTTAAGGTTTAAAATGCCTGAACCAGTTAATGTTGATTTAACATATGAAGTTATTTTATTTACTAAATATATTGTAGATATTAATCAATACGATGAACAAATTTTAAAAAACTTTGCATCTCGTCAAGACTATCTTTTCATTAAAGGAAATCCAGTTCCATTACATTTTGAAGGTTTTTCTGAATCAAACACAATTGAAAACATTGATGGTGACAGATTTTTCATGTCTAAATATACATTAAAACTATTGGGATTTATTCAAGATGAAAAAGACTTTGAAATAGTTAAAACATCAAGAAGACCAAAATTGGGATATTCGTTATTGTAGATATCACATTAAATATAATTTCCACCTTCATAATTAAATGTACTTCCAGTTGGAAATATTTGTTTAACGTTTGTAATTTTATCAATATTATTTGATATTTTATTGAGATATTCAGTAGCTGTAGAATATTCCATTGCATAAACTGTTGGATAATTGTTTGTAATGATTCTCCAAGTTTTATTTGAAAAATTTAATTCAGTTCTAAAATAATTTCTAATTGGTGTAGTATTGGTACTATAATCATTATTATAAAATTGTCTAACTAAACCACCATTTTTTGCATCAAAAAAATAAAATTTACTATATAATGTTATTGTTTCTAAATTAGAATTGTTATTAATTAAATTTTGTGGTATATACCAATAATATAATTGATTATTATATTCGGATAAGTTATATACTGGTATAATATTTTCATTAATTATTTTCGTAATATACATTGTGAATAGTTTGTTTTGATTATTAATATTATAACTATCAAAAACATCGATAATAAAAAAACTATTACATATTTTTAAATTAAACACATTAATTTCATTACTTAAATAACCAAGTCTACTAAAATCTGCCGAAATTCCATTATTATCTCTAAAATAAAAATTTATTATATTTGAAACTGGTTTAAATCTAATCTTTTCACCATCAACAACTGGATTAATAATATTTGAAGAATTTGATTGTATTAAATCATCAATTATTTGTTGACTACCAACCAGACTATTGTTTGATTTTAAACTAATTTTTATGTTAGTATCATTTTCGTTTATTTTAATAATTTGTTTTAACATGGATTTCCTATATTATCAATATTATCACTAGGTGTTTCATTTAAAATTGTTGGGTCTTCAAATTTAATATTTCTAAATACATTATATGTTGTTACATCACTAAGATCAGGTACAATATCAATAATAATGCTATTAAATAAATAGCTTTTTTTATTAACAAAAGGATAATCAACACCAATATTTGTTAATGGATCAAAATATCCTTGTGGTAGTATATTCCTCCAAACAAAATTGCCATTATCATCTAATTTAGTTGCATATTCAGGTATTTGTGATGTTGTTTCATATGAAGTATCACCAGAATTTGCTTTATATAAATCTTCACTTAAATATCTTAATCTTATTGGAATAAAAGGATTGTATTTCCAAACAATTTTTCTTTCAGTAACACCCCCTGTTTCATAAAATGATGTTGTAATATAATATGTTTGATCTAATAATATTTCTTGTGAATAATTATTTAAATCATAATTAATTTTATCACCATAAATATCACTACCAATAGTTAAATTAGTAGCAATCGAACCTTTTGACGTTAAGCCTGTTGTTGAAAAAACAGTTCTTTGTACAGTTTCAGGATTATTAACACCATTATTATGTGGTTTATATAAAACATATAAAAATAATTCGGTTATTGGAAATCCAAATTTATCGAAATATTGTGATACATCAAAATCTTTATTAAAATTAAATTGATATGTTTGTTCTCCGAACACATTTGTTGAAAATCCCGCATTGCTTAATTCAAAATCATTTGGGGTTGCAATAACCTCAAATCTTCTAACATAATTATCATTACCTAATGATATTGCACTTGTAGATGGTTTAGTTAAATAAAAATCGAATGAATTAAATACAGTTTTTTTATTATTATCATTATGATCAATAATTGGATTATATAAATCACGGATTAAAACATAATTCAAATCTAAATTATTTAATAGTGATAAATATTCTAATCTTCCATATATTCTATATATTTCATTATCTTCTCGTTCTTGATAAAAAATTTCGGTTGCATTAATAACATTTCTGATATTATATTCAGTAAATTCAAATTCCTTATTTAAAATTTGAATTTTCTTAAAATTATCCACGTCAACTGACTCAACATTTTTTCGTGAATTTAACAATATTTTAAGTTTATCGTCCATGTTATTTATATAATACCTAATGATTTAATAAATTCAAAACAATTTGAATCACCAAAACCTTTATAAAAATAAAATTTATCATCCTTATTATTGTCTGGTTCACCATTAATTCTTCCACCATGTCCACTACCTGACTTATGAAAATCAACCGTTGGACACGATAAATCTGATCCTGAAATGAATGTTTGTTCAGGCCACATTCCATTATGATATGTTTTATTATTAACACCCTCTAATGTAATTCCAACACTTTCTACATTAATATTATTAAATCCCTTATTATTATACTCAAATAAATTATTTATATCAATTTTAGGAACCTCAATAAAGTCTGTCCAATGCAGATCAGACCTAGCAAACCATTTCGTATTATAATCACCAGCAGCTATTTGTTGTGTATTATCGGTATAATAAAAATCACTATCGACATTATCAGAAGTAAAATTAGTATTTGATCTCCAACTTCTTACACTACCGTGATTTTTTGAAAAAAATCCAATTTGTGGAAAATATATTGAAAAATTTAGCCAATTTGCACCAAACACAAAAATTCCTCTATTTGATGGTAAATCATCCTTATAATTAAAACCAGTATTTAATATTACACCAGTATTATAGAATATGCTACCAAAATCATCTTCATTATTGTCATATGATAAATTATTAATTTTATCTGTATTTGAAAATCTACCATTAGATTCTGTTTTTTCATATATTTTTGCTTCTGGTGGTATTGTAAAATCAGGTGAGTTATTAAACACAGTACCATGAAATCTTGAAACGCTATAAAATTTACCAGCCTCAAAAATATAATGTTGTTTTCTCCAAGCAACAGTAAATTCATCATCATTTTTATTAAATTCACGACCAACCATAGTGTACTGTGGAAATTTAAATTTATATCGGAGCATGTTTAACTCATTCTCATCACTATTTTCTTTTAATGAAACATTTTCAGAAGGTATTTCAAAAGTTACAAAACCTCTAAATTTTGTAAATACACCATCAGCAGTTTCACTTTTAATTTTATTACCAAATTCATCAGTAATAATCTTATTTCTATTACAACTAATAATAAAAACAAAATCACCATTTTTTTTATAAACAGAATATTCTGATTGATCTAAAATTTTCATATCTTTAGTTGGATCAGAATTATCAATATTATTATCATCAATATTATCTGGATAATAATAAATTTTTTCCATTACATTACCACTTCTTTTCGATAATATTAATACATTTAAACTTCTTTCATTATAGGTTTCACCATCAATTAAATATTCTTGTTTAACATTACCATCATCTTGATCACTATTACCCCACATTGAATCATATCCATCAGTAAATGCACTACCAAAAATAGTAAATGTATTTACCAAATTAGCTCTAATTCTAAAATCTTGTCGAGTAAATCCAATTTCAAAATTATCTTCATCACCCCAAAAAGGTAATATGTCAACACTAATTTCTTGTGTTTCAATATGTGGTAAATCATCCAAATCATCACTTTCTTTAATTTTACTATTATTATCAGTAAATAAATTTGATGAATATCCCAAATTTGTTACCATTGCAGCTGGTGTCATACTATATTCACCAATATCTGTAATATCCACACTTAAATGTACTGTTTCTGTTCCAATTGGAACACCAAATAACATATAATCACCACTATCATTTGTTGAAGTAGTATATTTATAATATTTTTTATATATTTTTAAATAATTATCATTCATTAAAATTTCCTCTTTAATTGGAAATGTACCAAATGGTTGTTTTGGTGAAATTTCTTTTGTTTCTTGGTTTATTTTACCAACACGAGGTAATAGATTATATCTCTTTCCACCATCATTTTTATCTCTTGGTGTTTTATATGGATATATATTTTTTATGACACCATCATTCAAGTCATCATCGTCAACAGGAATAAATATACTAATTTTTGCATTAGGTATTCCAACACCACCATTTGCAATAACCCTACCAATTAATACACCATAATCAGCATTAAAATTATTATAAACATCCTTAGTATCTAGTTTTAAACTAAGAAATTCCAAAGTACTAATATCTTGTTCTAATTTAACTTTTAAATATTTATCAATGTTTGAATCATTAACATCAATTTTAATTCTTTGTGATTTATTCATTAACAATAATTTTTTATAAATACTTAAAATGATAATAGTTATATTATTTTTTTTATTCAACATTTTCAAATTTTTCATTAAATTTTTATTAATCAATCAATTCATAATCTTCATGAAATTTAAATTAAAATACCTTTTCAAACTTTTTTTAGTATTTATTGAAAAGATTATTAATCTTTTATTTGTAAAAAATAAAAATAATATAAATCATAAAAAATTAATAAAATGGCAGATTTTGTATTTACGTCACCCGGTGTTAAATTCCGTGAAAAAGACATTTCGTTTATAACTAAAAATTTAGGTATCACATCATTAGGACTTGTCGGAGAGACATTAAAAGGTCCAGCATTTGAACCAGTTTTTGTTGAAGATAAGACACAATTTTTAGATAGATTTGGTAGTCAAAGCATTAAAAGATTTTCAAATGGCAATTTACAATATCAACTACCTTATGTAGCAAATGCCTATTTAAGTGAATCTAATCAATTATATATAACAAGGATTTTGGGTTTAAGTGGATATGATGCTGGAACTGCATGGGCAATAACATTAAATGCTGGTGTTGATCCTGATACAACAGGTATTGAAGAAATATTATCCGATGTTACTGTTTCATTTGCAGATAATATCTATTTAGGTGTTTCATTAAACACTGCTGGTGATACTGGAACATATTCTAGTGGTTATACTAAAACAGGTTCAACTTCATTTGTTGAACATGTACATGCATTTACTGCAACAACAGTTAATTTGGATGGTACTGGAATAGTTCTTGATAGAGTAACTAGAATGTCTGGTACTTCATATACTGCATATGAGGGAATGGTTCTTGCAATAATTAGAAGTAGAGGTTATGTTAGAGATAATGTTAATTCAACACCAACAACAGTGTTTGATACAACATCACTAACTATTACAGGTAATAGTACAAATATTGATGCTGGTGATTTATTTGGTCAATTTGTATTGAGAGCATCAAGTACTGCAAGTACTGAAACATATACTGTTTCATTAAATCCAAATGCAGCTAATTTTATATCAAATGTTGTTGGTTTAGAACCAAAAGATAAAAATACTAAAATTTGGGTTGAATCAGCATATCCTGATCTAATAAAGAAATTGGATGTTGATGGTATTGGTTATGGTATTAATACCACATTGCTTAATTGTAATACTAGTGTATTTACAAACTATAAAACACAATTTAAAACACCAGAAACTCCTTGGGTTGTTTCACAATTAAAAGGTAGTACTGTTGATAGATTATTTAAATTTGTTAGTATTTCTGACGGTAATTCAGCAAATCAAGAAATTAAAATAAGTATCACCAATATTAATCCAATAACATACGAATTTGATGTTGTTGTTCGTGATTTTAACGATACTGATGATAATGTTAGTGTACTTGAAACATTTTCGAGATGTACATTAATTAATGGACAAACTAGTTATTTAGCACAGCGTATTGGAACTACTGATGGTGAATATACTCTTAATAGTAAGTATATTATGGTTGAAATGAGTAGTGAATTATCATCAGATGTTTTTCCAGCGGGATTTGAAGGATATTCACTTCCACAATATAGTGGATTTACTGGTGTTGCTCCTAAAATATTTTATAAAACAAAATACAATGATGATGAAAGAGCAAAAAAAGTGTATTTAGGAATTTCAGAAAATGGATATGATGGTGCAAATTTAGCTGGTACTGGAATTAATCAAAACATGTTTAATTTCAATGGAATTATTAGTACTGGAACACACGTTAATTCGAATGGTTTCCATATGGATTCTGGTACAACTGGAACATATAATGGTTTTCAATATCAAACTGGTGAAGGTCAATTCAGATCAATTGAAGATGTACTTGATCCAGACAATCCATATTATGAAACAATAACAAGAAAATTCACCTTGGTTCCTGCTGGTGGTTTCGATGGATGGGATGTTAATAGATTAAGTCGTTCAAACAGTGACTTATATCGTTTAAATGCTATATATGATGGTGTTGTTCCTAATGGAAATCCAACAAATGATCATCAAGCATGGATGACAGCAATTAATACATTTTCAAATCCTGAAGAAATTACAATTAACCTTTTTGCTACACCCGGTATTGATTGGAGTAATAATACAACATTAGTTAAAGATACTATTGAAATGATTGAAACAGATAGAACTGATTGTTTATATGTTGTTGATGCACCAGATGTTAATGTAACTACAGTAATTGGTGAATCTAAAACTGATGTTGTTGCTGCTGAAGATATTACAGACTTGTTAGACACAGCAGATATTGATTCAAGTTATGTTTGTACATATTTTCCGTACATACAAATAAAAGATAGTCAAAATAATGTTAATGTTTACATTCCACCAACTGGTGAGGTTGTAAAAGCAATGGCATATACTGATAATGTAAAATTTCCTTGGTTTGCACCTGCTGGTTTAAATCGTGGTGTTACTGATGCAAAAAAATCTAAATATAAACTATCATTAGATGCTCGTGATATATTATATGCTGGTAGAATTAATCCAATTGCCGATTTTGCAGATGTTGGAACCGCAATTTTTGGACAAAAAACTCTACAAGTTAAAGAAAGTGCATTAGATAGAATTAATGTTCGTAGATTGTTACTTAGAATTAAAGTTCTAATATCTAATATTGCAATAAGACTTGTGTTTGAACAAAATGATCAAGCAACTATTGATCAATTTTTACAAAAAACAAATCCAATTCTTGATACAATTAAAAGAGAACGAGGTTTATATGAATTTCAGATTAAAATGGACGATAGTAATAATACTACTGAAACTATGGATAGAAATGAATTGTATGGTGAAATATTTTTAAAGCCTACACGTAGCGTTGAAAAGATCGGTATTACGTTTACAATTACTCCATCTGGAGCATCTTTCGCTGATGTTGGGGCATAGTTGATGTTCAAATTTAAGAGACCCGCACTCTTGTGGGTCTTTTAGATTTAATGGTTTTTACGAAAAATAATAATTAAAAAATGGTTAGTTAATATGGATAATAATAAAAAAAAGAAGGTTCTTAATAAAACTAAAGAAAATGGTAATGTTTCAAAACTGAATGAAGAAATAATTATTAATACTAAAGAAAATATTGAAATTTCAAATTTATATACTGAAGAATTAATTTTATCCAATGACAATAATAAAGTATCTATCGAAACCATTGTATTACCAAAAACTAAAAAAAATATTGAAGAATTATCTATTCATGAATTGAGAGAATATAAAAGAACTGGATTTTTACCTAATCTTTAATGTGTTTTTACATATAGTGAGTATTTATATAAAAAATAAGAAAATGATTTATAATATTAAACAATAAAATTATGTCTGATTTATTAATTGGTGTACCATTTACATACGAACCTAAAAGAGTTAATAGATTTGTTGCTGAGTTTTCAGATGAACTAGGTATTGAATCTTGGAAAGTTAGAAAATTTAAAAGACCCTCAATGAAAATTAATTCAGTAGCTATTCCATATATGAATGAACAAGATTACGTTGCTGGTAGATATACTTGGGATGAAATGTCAATTACTTTTCTTGATCCAATTGGACCATCAACATCACAACAGTTAATGGAATGGGTTAGATTACATGCTGAGTCAATGACTGGTCGTATGGGATATGCTGCCGGTTATAAAAAGAATATTTTATTAAAAGAATTAGACCCAACAGGTATTGAAGTTGCTAAATTTTTTCTAGAACAATGTATGATAACATCAATAGATTTTGGTGATAATGACCATACTTCAGATGAAATATCGAATATAACAATAACAATTCAGCCTTGGCGATGTATTTTGAATCTTTAAAAAAATAAAAACCAACAAATTTGTTGGTTTTTTTATTTTCACTAGTTGACAGTATGAAATAATATAGAAAATTATTTCTTTATTAGTTTAACCTAATTGGATGTACTGCAACATCCTCTATCCCATTTGTAAATACATTTGGGATTGCTTTTCTTAATATGTTATAGCTTCCATTTACATCTGCATTAATTAGAATTCCTTCTTTTGTTTTATATAGCCCTCTACTAATCCTACGTCCATTGAATTCATATTGATTATCTTTTCCATAAACAGGAATATAATCAAGGTTCAGGAATGATGCTTTTGAAGTATAACTCTCTTCTTGCCACATAACATTAATACCTTCCAATTCAGATTTATATTTTACCATATCTAAAAATCTAAATGTGGGTATACTAACAAAATTCTGATTGTTCACTTTTCCGATATTACTGTCTTGTTTCTGCCCAACGTTCTTTCCTAATACTAAAGTACCTACCTGTTCAGAAACTAATTGATTCACCAATATCCTACTTGTTTTATGTAAAAAATCATTAATCTTGTTGTTTCTTTTGTTTGTTAATTTTCTTAAATTTTTACTTGTTTTTCTATTATATTGTTTTTCTAATATTGATTGTAATTTTGCTCTTTGTTTATTATAGTATTGATTAATTGATTTTAATGGCTTACCATTAATAACATATGGTTGTGATCCAGTATTAAATGTAATTGTTGCCAAATTATTTAATCCGGGATCAATAGCACTTATTTTAATATCATTATTTTTTTTACATTCTTTTTCATAAACAACCTCAATCACATAATAATCACCTCTTGGTACAATTCTAACTTCTTTTATTATTTTAAAATCGATTATTTTAGTTTTAATTTTAATGTTTGATTGTGACAAATGTATTCTACCAGTCTTTTTAAATTCCTTTAAACCTAACGCTTGTTTTTCAAATATTGCTACGTATCTACCAGTTGTTTTATTAAGATAATGTGGAATTTTATTAATAATGGTTTTATTTTTCAATAAAGAAAAGAATGATTTAAAGTTTTTATCAATAAGTTTAATTGTTTGATTTGAAACCTTTCTAGGTAATTCTTTATATGAATCTTGATTTTTTATTATTTGATAATTATCTTTTAAAGATAAAAATTTTTTATTATCAAAATAATATTGCTTAACATTGTATAAACCCTGATTATAAATATTTTTGGATTTAAAACAAATATTATCACATTCATAAAAAAAAGAATGTTTATTGTTTATAACATGTCTTTCAACCAATATCACTGTTCAAGAAATTTTATAACATCTTCTTTATTTTTTCTTTTTCTTAATCCATATAATCTAGCAGAAAATGAATATATTATTGAAACGAGATCATTTATTAAATCTTGTTTATCTTCATTTGAATTATTAATAACTATAATTTGCTTACCCGCTAGTTTAAGTAATAGATTTAGATAATTAAACCCAAATCTTGTTAATCTATCTTTATTTTCAATAATAATAATATCCCAATCTTTTCTTAATAATATTTTATTTAATTTGGGCCTGTCATCATTCATGCCAGAAGCAATTTCTTTTATTTCATCAATAATTATATAACCATTATTTGTAGAATAATTTCATATTCTATTCATTTGATATTCAAGTTCTTTTTTTCTGTCGTTATTCGATACTCTAGCATACAATATGACTTTTGTTGAAGAATCAATTTCTGGAAATAATGGTATTAAAACATGATTTGTATCATCAATAAAAGCACCTTTAATTTTACTAGATTTAAATCTATTCCATGCCGTTCGATATGTTACTGAATTTTCTTTTGCATATTCAGATAATTTTTTATATTTTTTTTCTTTCATAAAAAGTATATTTTATACATAAAATACTTAAAATGTTGAAAATTTTTCCATATTTTTACATAAATTTAAATTAAACTAATAACTAGTTATTAACACAATTTTTAATTAGTATCAAAAATTAATTTGTAACAATATTATTTTGTACAATTTCTTCTAAATTAATATTTTCTAAATCTTTAATTATTGAATTTTTATCTGCTGGTAATGATGAATATCCATGTATGTGTGAAATAATTGCATTTCTGAAAATATTTAGTATGTTAACTAAAGTATCCGCTCTAGCAATTGGATGTCCCTCATCAAATATTTTATTTCTATCTTCTTTTGTTAATCTAGCTGATTTAAATTTAGGATTTCCTGAATGAGAAATCAATGCAATTTTATCACTCATTAAAATACTATTACTATCATATTCACCAGTTTCATCATTTTTTTCATAAATTAATGAAAGGTGTGCAGGATTTTTTGTGTTTAATTTAAGAATATTATCATTATCATGTTTACCAGCTCTAATATGAACTTCGTTTGTTCGTAAAATAACATCAGTATTTATTTTACCAACAATAGCAACATCTGTTTTTAATGGAAAAACACCACTTGCATCTGGATTTGTTGAAGGTGCTGATTCTGGTTGTGTTAAATTTAAATTTGTTGTAGATAATGCAGTATATATTGAATCATATCCAATTTTTTGTGGTTGTGATATTATACTACCAACCCAAAATCTACTTCTTTCAGGATATTTAACATCTTCTAAGAATATTCTAACCACTTCACCAACTTGTGGATATACATGAAAAAACTTTGGAATGTGTGGATAACACCAAGGAAGATCATCATTTGATTTTTTATTATCCAAATCAGAAATTCTTACTTTAATTCTACCACCATCAGTTGGATCATCAATTGAAATTACTTCACCATAATATATTGTTCTTGTAATGGTATAATTATCATTACCATTAAATGGATTACTTTTTTGTATATATGGTTTATCGAAAGACATTATCTTTTATTAAACTCTTCAATTAAATCAATATAATTTTTTTCAAAATTAGTTAATTTAATAATTTTTTCGTTAATAATTTTTTCTATTTCATCAATTTCAATACTATAATTAATAATTTCTTGTTTTAAGATATCATAATTTGATTTTAAATCATTAATTAATTTTAATAATTCTATTGTTGTTTTATTTTTATAATCATCCATAATATTAAATTATTGAATTACTCCATATGCTTTAGACATGACAATTGTTGATCCAAAAACGGATACCGGACCAGATGGACCAACACCAGCAGCAGATAATGTTATTCCCGGAGCTATTGCCACATTAATAATTCCATTTTCTTGAAGTTCTTTAATTATTTCTTCAACAGCAATTCTCCACATAATTTCTTCTGGATTAACAGAACCAGATGGTAATACACCAACAGGAATACCTGCTTCACCCTTTCTTGATATTATTCTTGAAGCAACCCTAGTTGGTGATAATCCAGACCTTTTAGGTGCACCAGCTAATATTAATGGTGTTGGTATTGTGGGTGCACCACCTACTGAAGATAATTTTAATATTTTATTAAAACCACCAACAATAGAATTTATATTGTTAAAATCAATTGTCATATTATGAAACTAAACTTTTAATTATACCAATATATTGGTTTATTTTTTCTTTTATTATTTTTTTTATTATTGGTTTTAATAATGATATTAAATATGATGTTATTAAACCAAAAATAAATTCATTAATTAAGCCCATAACTAATTTAACAACACCTTTTATAAAAACTTTAAAACTACTTAAGTCATTTTGTGGTTCAGTTAAATTAACAACACCATTATTTTCAAATGCACTTTTAACTGCCAATAACATTCTTATTTGTGGTGCTGTTGTCATATAATATGTTAATGAAACAGTAAATGCTTTTATTAATTTCTGAAAAAACCCGTCTTTTATTGTATTATCATTTTCACTACCAACATCTTTATTATTTGACATACTACTATCTACTGTTGAATTAATAACATTTCCAACTAAAAATGGATCGGTTGAACCGGAAATTTGTGAAATAACATTTGATAAATCAGTTAATTCAAGAGATGCTTCAACTAAACCACAACCCATATTATGATAAACAACACCCTTTGATAGATTTTCAGATTCTGTTAATATCGAGTCAATATCATTTTGAGATACAATAAAACTATTATCATCATCAACATTTTCTGTTAATTGTTCAATAATTTTATTTGTTTTTTGTTCTTTTGATATTTGTTCAACACTTTTTCCAGAATTTGCAGTAAGTGTACCGTAAATAGCATTTAGTGTATTTGACATAAATTCCTTTTTATTGATAATATTGGTTTCATCAATAAAATTTATAAACCAATCACCAATAAAATCTGTTGAATTGTTTGCCCTTAAAATAAAATTATCTGTTGATGATTCATATCTAATAATTAAATTTTTATATGTAACATCTGTGTCATTATTAACAATAGCTTGTCTTGCAAAATAATCAAAATTTGGATTTAATTTATCATAAATTAAACTGCCAATTAATGTATTCGGGTTTATTTTAAATTTATTATAAAAATCAATTGATTTAACAGGAATTATTAATCCTAAACCATTACTTCTAAAATATGTCGGTAAAATATCATTTGAATTATATTGAATCATTTGACATTTCAATTGGGTTTTAAGTGATGGTTCAATTGTATCAACAAGTATTGTGAATAATTTACCAATTAATTCTTTTAACGCAGTACTACCTGCAACTACTTTAAGAATATCTAATAAAAATGATACACTATCTTTTTTATTATTGATTGAAGTAAATGAATTAGTTGAATCAGGTAAATTTTTAGCTTCTTTTAATGAAGTAAATGCACCGATTGTTGTAAATATACTTTTTTTATCATCAACTAATCCCATTATTTATCCTTTATGCCATTTTGCATATCATGTACAAAATTTAACAATTCATTTCTTCTATCAGTATTAACACTCTTTTTTTCTGAATCAGAATTATCATCATCTTTAGATTTAATATTAAAAACAACTTCTTTTAAATATTTAAGAATCATAATTTTTTGATCTTGTACTTTAGATTCTGCATTAAGTAATTTAACAATATTATCTCCAATAGCTTGAATTTCACCGCCTTCTTTTACTTTGGCTTCCCATTTAGTAAATAATCTGGTGTATTTAGCTTTTAAATTATGACTATCATTATAAATTTCTTGAAGAAGTTTATTAACACTTTCTTCATCAAATTTTAATTTTTTTCTAGTTGGTCTCGACATATCTGAATTGTTTTACTATATATAAATAGTTATTAAAACTAAATTAATATTAATCATTTAATAGATCAATTTTTTCTAAAAAATAAATTTCTTTAAATGGTTTAATTCCAAGTCTAATTTCTTTTGTTGTTAATCCAGTTTGCTCTTTTAAATAAAACAATATTTTATTTTTTTCATATTTATTTGTTACTCTTTTATTATATCTACCATCAGGACTATCTTCCATAAAAAGAACGTGCCAATTTTTAAAGACATTAATTATTGCATATCCAACATTAATTTCATTTTCTTTTAAATTTGAATTAATATCTTCAATTCTTTCTTCAATTTTATTTGTAACCTTTTTAATTAAAACTTCTAAATTATTATAACATTCGGTTTCAATTTCATATGAATGTTCAATACTTTCATTAATTTCATCAACATAATCATCAAAATTTAAATTTATTTTTTTTTCAATATAACTTTTTTTACCATGATCTTTATAATAATTTCTAATTATTGTTTGACAATAACTATATGCTTTTGTTTTATTTCCACTTTTAGTTATTTTTTCTGGATTAAATTTTATCATATGTTCAATTAAATGAGTTAATGCATTTGATTCAATCTCTTCCATACAATAATTACCAATATGTATTGGATATACTCTTAATATTGATTGAATCATTTTTCGAAATGGTTCAATCAATATTTCATTATAAATTTTATTTTTTTCTTCAAGTGAATTTGACCTAATATAGTCAATTACTGCCTGTTCTTCCTTTTCAGCAAAATATGGCTCACATCTCAATTTTTTTCCCATCTTACATAATTAAATAAAATTTAATTATTTTTTAATATTAATGAAGTATCAATAATTCTGTCATTAATAAAATTATATTCTTTTAATGCAGTTTCAAACCAAAATTTTCTTTCATTCATCGACATATTTTTTGAATAAAGATCAAATAAACTACCCTCTCTATTTACAAAATGTTTATATCCAATTTTTGGTATTGTAAATATTTTACAAGCATTATTTAATGCCCTTAATAAAAATTCATACATAAATGTTAATTTTATGTTTGATTTATATCCACCAAGATTTTCAAATTCATATTTTTTAATAATTGCACCTGACAATTTAAAATCAGTAAATTGTTTAATTGATGTTAAATTTAAATAACCCATTTCACCATTTTCACCAACAAATTGTTGTGCCCAAACAGTTTCATTTGTTAATTTAAGACCTTCATTTTTTTCATTAGTTTCTATCATCATACTTAAAAAAATATCAATTTCTGGATATGATTTAATATATTTTTCACCGTTTTTTATAAACTTAATACTAAATTCATCATCAAATTCAAGAACTGTAAAATAGTTTGTATTAACTGACTTAACAGCTAAATTAACTTGTGATTGATAATCAGAATTTCCTTCATTTTTAATTAAAGTAATTTTTCCTTTTTCTTGATATTGTCTTAATAAACTTTCATAATAAGAATTTATTTCATTCTCAATTGATGTTGGAAATACTATTAATATTTCAGGTGAAATATTAATTTCTTCTTGTTTAATAATAGATTCAATTGCTTTATTTAGATATGATGATACAACATCATTATATTCATGTATTGGTATTATT